GAGAAAGATGTGTAAAAAAAATTCATGAATTAAGTAAATGTCTTTGTTATCAACATTTCCAAATTTATAATAATAATAATATTTTACCCTTTGGTCTTTTTGATATAACAAAAGAAGAGCAACTAAAATTAGAAATAATAGAAAAGGAGGAAAATAAAGTATAAAATAATTAAGGAACAATTTTTCATTGTTTATTAATTAATTTTGCTATATGATATAAATAATTTATTCTTTTTTTACCGGTTTTGGTGGAAGTTTTTTTGCTCCTGCTATATTTAAATAAGCACCATTATCAATACCTAATAAAGGACATGGTGGGCAAACTTTTTGTGGAATACATCTCTTCATATCTGGTAATGGTAAGTTCCATTCAGATGGTGGTAAGAAACTATATCCATAATTTGGATTTGCTCTTACACCTCCTTTCTTATATTTTTGTAGTTCTTTTTTGACTGCTTCTGTTTGGACAGCATCAACAATTTTTTGTTCTTGCATACTTAATCTACCTCTAACTTGTTTGGTAGCAACTGGTTTAGTATTTTTTGCTTCTTGAATTACACCTTTAGCATCTACTTTGACAACAATTTCTTTTTTTGCTACTTCATCAGCAAACCCTTCAATTACTTTTTCTTCTTTTAAGACTGGATCTACATTATTAACGTCATCAACGTTTTTATAATCATTTTCGGAATCAGAGTCTGAATCAGAATCTTCATAATCTTCATCAAAAAATTCACGCCCATTAAAACATTTTTCAATGACGGTGATTACGCAAGCAGCCCCAATTCCAATAACACAAGCATCTTTTATTTCAATTGATTTTGCGATTCTTTCAGCAACATAGTGTGCGATGAAAGCAACAACAAGTACTTCTAAAACAAATTTAAGAATCTGAGAAATCATATTACCTTATATTATAATAAATAGATATAATATTTTTTTAAAACTATAAATAGAATTTAATTTTTTTTTGCTTTAACAATTTCAGATTTTCCATTTTTTAAAGTTTTACCAGAATATCTATATCCTTTTCTTAATCTTCCAGAATTTCCTCCCATTTGGATAATACCTTTATGTTTTCTCACATTTTTTTTACCACCCCCATCTTGTTTTTCTTTTTTAGATTTCTTTTCCTTCTTTTCCTTCTTTTCCTTCTTTTCCTTCTTTTCCTTCTTTTCTTTCTTTTCCTTCTTTTCCTTCTTTTCCTTCTTTTCCTTCTTTTCCTTCTTTTCCTTCTTTTCCTTCTTTTCCTTCTTTGAATCATCTTCTTCAGAATTTTGTTTAATAAATCTAATCAAATTATCAGCAGTTCTTTCATGTTCAAAATCATTAGTAACTGTTCCATCTTTTTTCATAAATTTGATGGAAGGAATACCATTTATACCAAAACGATTAAAAATATCGGTATTTCCACTTGTTTGTCCATGAACTGCTAAAATAATATGTTTATTACCTAAATGTTTATTAGCATCAACTACCTCATGAACTATACTCCTACAATGAGGACACCATGCTTGATAAAATACAATAGCACCAGATTTATCGTGATTAGTAATACATTTTCCTCTCCCTATATCAAAATCATTTATATTGAGTTCTCTAATACCATTTTTTTTGATACCATATTCATTATCCATGTCTTATATTATATATTATATATAGAAAATATAAGATCATAAGATATTAGATTTATCAACCAAAAATATTTAATTTTTTGTTAAGAATAACAACTAAAATTATAACTGTCATTATAAATGTTAATACAAAAATAGTACAAAGAATATATAAAAATGGGCACAATTGCTGATGGACATATGATAAAATTAAAGATACGAAGGGTTCAATAATTTTTTGTTTAATTTTTCCTTCATTTTTATGAAATTCGGTTGTACATTTATCTATAATATTCTGTGTTAAATTGCCAACGATTGTCATCTTAATTGTATAATTATTTTAATATATATTATTTTTACATCTTATCTTTTGGGGCTGATCTAGTAAACATACCTTTAAAAGTGGCAGAAACACTTGTTAGATCTGCTTGCTCCTCTTCTAACGTTTTTGGAATAAACTTGTATTTAATTTTTTGTATTGGACATGACGTATTTGCTCTATAATATCCTACAACTGACATAATAATTCCAATGAAAAACAGGGATACAATAAAAAGCCTCATTTAATACTTATAATAATTAGAAATAATTTTTTTTAATATAAAAATTGAAATAGTATATTATATTAATAATATATATAATATACGATGTCAAAAATCAATTATAATAATATAGATATTAACGAAAATCAAATTCATGATAATAATTCTGACGAAGATTATCAATCATTTAATGACTATGGAGATATAGATGGAGAAATAAATGTGGATAATATAGATGAATATGAAAAAAATGAAAGTGATGTAGTTGAAGAAATTGACCCTAAAGAAAAAGATGATGAAAATAATCAAGAAGGAGGAGATGATGATGATGATGATGATGATGATATTGAGGATGGAGATGATATAGACATCGACGAAGATGAGGAGGAAGATAATATGAAACCAGAAAACGTGGATGGTGGTAGAAAAAAAGATATTCCTCTTATTATAGATTTTAAATTAAAAGAACAAACACTTATTTCTTGTATTAATAGAATTACACGACCTATTTTAACTAAATATGAAAAAACTTTAATTTTAGGTCAGAGAGCTCAACAAATTTCAAAAGGATCAAATATTTTAGTTAATATTGAAAAATTGAAAAATAAAAATCCTCTAGAAATTGCTAGATATGAATTATTAAAAGGTGTTATCCCTTTTATTATCAGAAGACCTTTACCAAATGGCCAATACGAAGATTGGAAAGTTAGTGAACTTAAAGATATTAATAATTAAATTATATATATCTAGGTATTAATGACTTAAATATATCGAAATTCATATTATATTTATGTTTTATTTGTCGCCATTTTCTAATAATATGCTTTGTTCTTCCTAACATTTCTGGAAAACCATCTTCAATATATCTAAACGAGAGATTAACATATAAATTATTTGATTTTCTAAAATTATCACTCGCATCATCTAATTCAAATATTTCTAAATTAAATTGTTCTGCTATATAAGCAGCACAAATAAATAACAGTGAAGATAAACCTTTCTGTTTATAAATTTCATCTGTTTCAATCCAAGTAACTGTTACAGATTTTTCATTAAAAAACCACAATGTTTCAAGAATACACGGAAATTTATAAGTAGATTCTTTATTCATTAAGAGATTATTTAACTCTTCTATATTATATTGTTTATTATCCAAAATAAAAATGTAAGAATATAAATCTTGATCATCTTTATTTTTTATTTCTTTCTGAACAATAAATAATGATAAATCATCGATTATATTATTTATGATTCTAAAATAATTATATGACATTGTTTAATATTTTATATAAAAATCAATTATAATATTTAATTTCTTTTTTGGTATTTTTGTTTATATGCTCTTCCACCAATAGATGGAACTATAACTGGTGGTGCAGCAAGTTCTACTGAATTTTGGCCCATTCTATAAAGATATAATCCTACTCCAGAAACTGAACCAACAAATATAATTCCAGAAACGCCGTACAAAAGATATTTCATAACTGGTTTAATATTTGCTCTAGTAACTCTTAAGATATAATTAATCATTTCTTGAAGTCTTGTTAAAAATCTTTTAAAAAGTTTAAAAATAAGTGACATCATTTTTGTAAAAACCCATTTGACTAAACGAGCAAGCATTCCAATAAAACCATTAATCATACCTCCTACCATTCCATCAAAAATACCAAAATGTTCCGTTGTATTAACTCGTTTCATTCTAATTATCATATGGGAAAAGATCGCAAACCCAATAATACAAATAAATAGATAAATGTTATCCATTATATACTAATATATAATATAATTAGATATTATCTATATTTAATCTAACTTTCTGTCATTTTTTATTCATATATTTTTAAATAGATGGGACATCAGCAATAGGAGGAGCAGGCATTTTGATTGGATCTGGAAAAACAATTGGTTCAAGAATAAGAAACCAAATAAAAATAAGTAACCATGAAAGAAAAATACCAGTACCAATTGCTAATGGTTTGAAATAAGGTCTAATAATTGCTTTGACTTTTTTAATAACAACAGCTGCAGTCTTTCTAATAATATTAACAATTTTCATAATACCTGAATAAATTGTTCTACCTACACTCCTTGCTAATTCGCCCAATGTTTTAGAAGCATATGAAGATACCCTTTTAAAAATACGCATAATAAGACCCTTAACATACCTTATAAGTGGTGACAAAATAGCGTTAATTGCTCTTTTAATTAGAGAACCAATAAATGCAAAATGTTCAACTTGTCTTCTTAAAAATGTAAAGTAACATACAACTGAAATGAAAACACATACACAAATATTAGGATTTTTATTTATAAATTGAAACATATTATATATTAAATATTAATATTTTTATTCAAGAGTATAAATGTTTAAAAACTTCATCTTTATTGTAATCTTTAGACAGTTTAATATAAAAATTCAATTTTTTTGATAAATCTTTTGTATTCAAATTTTCGAAAAAAAACTTTTGTAAAACTGATGTTGTTGTTCTATATTTTTTAATGTGTTTATAAAAATCATCAAAATCATCAATACGATCTTCAAAGAAAAAATTATACATTTTACGAATTTGCTCTTCTGTTGAATAATCAAAATGAATTTTATAATCTATTCTTCCTGGACGAACCAAAGCATCATCTAATTTATCAGGATAATTTGTTGTCATAAATGTTATTAATCCCTCATTTCTAGCAAGACCATCTAATATATTTAAAACACCACTAAATGATACAGCACTTTTATTTTCTCTAGTAGATTCCCTCCCTAAAAATAAAGAATCTATATCTTCTAAAACAAGAATTGTATTTTTTGCTAAATTACTTACAGCATTCATGAATACACTATCCGATATTTTAGGACCAAAATTTACAATAGCAATATCCATTCCTAATTCAGATGCTATAGTTAAAATTAAAGTAGTTTTACCACAACCAGGGATACCTTCCAATAAATAATTACGTTTATATGGAACACCATATTTATCATAAAGGTCTTTAATTTTTAAAAAATTTTTGACATCTTTAAGAACTTTCTCTTTTTGTGCTTTTGGTAAAAATACAGATGAAGGATTTCTTTGAGGAAGTTTACTTAAAAATGACCAAAAACCATTCTTTAAAATTCTACAAATAATTCTATCTTCTTTCTTATGTTTTGTAAACTCTTTCGCATCTATTAAAAATTTAGTCAAAATTTCATCAGAGCCATGACAAATTACTTTCAATGTTACTGGATATTCGGCATGATGTGCTGTTCCTACTACTCTTGCGATATCTCTATGATAATGAATTTCTATTTTAGTTTCTTCATATAAGAATTCAGTTATCCCAAATGGTAATTCATATTTAGCAATATAATCCTTATCATCATTCTTATACAATTCTCTAAGAGTATATGACTTCGTTTTACAAAGACTTACTCCATATTTAAGAACATCCTTTCCCAATGTACCATTCATACTAAGCTCTAATTCACATTTATTTTCAGAGTTTTTTTCCATAGTTGATGTCAATTTATATAAATATATATTTTAGTTCTTAAATTAAATTTAAGATAATTCTTTATTTAATCTATATTTTGATATATTAAAATATTCATAATTTAATTCTATTCCAATACATTTCCTTTTTGTATTCTTACAAGCAATTGCTGTCGTCCCACTACCTAAAAATGGATCTAAAATTGTTGCTCCTTTTTTACTAAAAACATTTATTAAATGCTCCATTAATTTAATAGGTTTTACTGTAACATGTGTATTGTCTTTCCCTTTTTCTTTTTTATTTGGCTTTGATACCAAAAAATTGTTATCAAACGCAGGATTAATCTCTTCCAATGTCATTACATTAGCAATAACCTTATCTGAATTAATACCTACTTTATTAGAAAAATCAATTAAACCTGTTTTGAAATTTATTTCGGTTTCAACATATGTCATACCATTTCTTGGTTTAACTGCTACACAAATTGGTTCAGCACAAGATCTTATCATTGGGGTTTTAAAATTTTTATATGCTTCTATCATTTCTTCTTTCTCTTTACATGTTAAATTTTTATTTTTTCTTATGATATGAGAAACTGACATACCTTTAGACATTGATTGTGTATAAACCCAATTTAACATATCACGAATTTCAAAACCAGCAGCATCACAACCCATCGCAATAGCATGATATAAACGAGGAGATGAAAAACTTAAGAAAAAACCACCCGGTTTTAATTTATTTATCAAAATTTTAGAAAGTTTAAAATAAAATTCATATAACTCTTTGACTTGATTTTTATCAAATTTCATACCTTTAGGTAAATGTTTAATATGACTATTATTTTTCCGTGCTGTTACTTTAGTACTGTTCCATTTATTATCTAATTTATCAATAAAATATGGAGGATCTGTAATACAGCAATCAAGTGAATTATCATCTAATGTTTCTAAATAATTTAAACAATCAGCATTTACAATTGTAATATCATCTATCTTAAAAATTTTTGAATTTTCTTCTTCATCAGATGATTCTATTTCTTGTTCAACTTCTTCTTTGACTTTTTTACAAGGATTTTTCCTTTTTAAATGCGGATTAACATTACTAAACTCTTCTTGACATTTCTTCTTTGTCTTTGTCATTGTAGTTGTTTATTATTATTGGTAATAAATTATAATTCAATTTTATATTTAAATTTTACGGGACTGGTTATATCTAGGGTGGAAATGTTTTTTTAACAATTAATAATAAATTATTAATTGACAAGACATTAAAGAAACAATCTCCGTATATATATCGTTTAAATCGATTTTAATTTTTATTATTTTTATTATTTTTATTTAAATTTTACGGGACTGGTTATATCTAGGGTGGAAATGTTTTTTTAACAATTAATAATAAATTATTAATTGGTAACACATTAAAGAAACAATCTCCGTATATATATCGTTTAAATCGATTTTAATTTTTATTAAATTTTAAGATTATCAAAATTGATTTTGATAAATATTTGAGATAAAGAATGTGTCTATATTATATTATATAAATATCATATTATACATAATATGACTAGTTTAATTAATGATATAAATTCTATTTTAAGCGGATGTAATATTACCGGTACAGAGGATTTAAGTCCTACCCAAATCGATAATATAATAACTACTGTTTATAATATGTTAGAACAATTTCATGATAATTTAGATTATTCTGATACATATGATGTAATATTAGATTGTATAATAACTAATGAATGGAAACAAGAATCTTCGTCAGAAGAAGAAGAAATACAATTAATTGATGGCAATACTTATTTAGAATTAGATGATTTAAAAAATGAATTGGAAAAATCTGTAGAAGAAGTTAAAATAACACTGAAAAGTTTTCAAAAAGAACAATTCAAAAATTTAAAACTAAAACCTGTAGTTGTTCAAAGAAGTCAAGAATGGTATGATATGAGAAAAGGAATGTGTACTGCTAGTGATATTGCTCCAATTATTGGTGAAGGTAAATATTCAACCAGAAATGATATTATCCTTAAAAAATGTGGAAAAGGAAAACCATTTACTGGAAATGCGGCAACAAGACATGGACAAAGATACGAAGATGTCGCAATAGGTATTTATGAAAGTCGTCGTAATTATGAAAAAGTACATGAATTTGGATTACTCCCACATCCAACTGTTAGTTGTGTAGGTGCTTCACCTGATGGAATAACTCCATCTGGAATTATGGTTGAAATTAAGTGCCCATCTAGAAGAAAAATTAATGGAAAACCTCTACACGGATACTGGTGTCAAATGCAAACTCAAATGGAAGTTTGTAATTTAATGTTCTGTGATTTTTTTGAAGCACACATAATTGAATATAATTCAAAAAATGATTATTTAGCAGATGTTTTTGACAAAAATTTAATTGAAGTAAGTGAATTTGAAAATATTTATGGTGAAAATAAAACTGGAAAATTAGAAATTCTTCTTGAAGGAGAAATTGCTAAAATTGATTTATTTGATTATGTTACTATGACTGATGAAAGACGCAGTTCGAATGGATTAGAAAAAGGTGTTATTGGTCGAGTAATAGATATGGAAAAAAATGAAGAAAAACATGTTTATCCTCCTATGAATTTAAGTACAGAACAACAAGAAAAATATATCAACAAAAAAATAAAAAATTTGACCAAAAAACAGAAATATAAAATACTAGGTCAAACACACGTTTATTGGAAATTAATTAGAAATTCTAATATAAGAGTCAAAAGAGATGTGAAATGGTTTGAAATCGCATTGCCTAAAATTCGTGCCTTTTGGCAAGAAGTTCAAGAAAGAAGAACAAGAGGTGATCATAGTTGTGATGATTTACTAAAACCAAAAAAAAGAAGTATTACTTTAGACAATAATTTCAATTTTGTTTCAAGAGGAAGTTGTCTTTTAAATGATAGTTCGGATGATGAATCCGAATCAAATAATGAACATATTACATTGAATACTAGTGATTGTTTAATCG